TTTCCACTTGGAGGATAATAACTATGGCTACATTTGCAGGAAGAAACGCGCCAACGGCACTCGCCGCATTGGCACCATCTATCACCAACCTAGCCGCTGCACAGCGAGCTAAGTCTCAGGCCGCTGCTGGCCTCATGAACACATTGGGTGTCCAGTTTGAGAAACAGAAACAGCAAACTGCTAGGAGGGAGCAGAACGAGGCTGCACAGCAAGTGGCCGAGAAGCTGTTGCAAGATCCTGCATTCCGCCGACAAGCTCCCGGAATCACAGATTCCGCCTCTCTGGTAAAGCTGGTGGGTGCAGAGAATGTCATTGGATATGGGATGAAAACCCAAGAAGCCGATCGTATTGCACAGCAGTCGGCAGCTAATATTGGATTGATTAAAAAACAAATCGAGCAGTATGATGTAGATGCCAAACAACGAGAAGCGGATGAAGCCTCCAGTAAAGCATTTACCACATTAGCTGGTGGAATTTATAGTGACGGATTTACCCAAGAAGACCTAATGGCAGGACTTCAAGGATTAAATTCAAGTGATGCTGTTCGTGCGTTGAATCTATACAATGAACGCAACCCCCAAGACCCTCTTCAGGAAATAAAAGTTGGAGATAAGACATACCTTTATAGCAGTAAATCTGGTAATGCTATGTTGGTCGATGATGGTTCTCAACTAGATAAGGAAACCTCATCTAGGTTGGCAGCCATAGACCAAATGAATATTTCTTCAGAAGAAAAGGAGATTCTGAAACAACAGGCATTGACCTATGCTGCCACTCCACGCGATCGCGATGGATACCCTATTGACGGATTTGGCGGACAGGCTGCTGGAGGAGGTGCTGCTGGTGGAGCTGGACCCGTATTGGATGCTTCTCCAGAAGCAGTATCATTCTTTCAGCAAATTCCAGAAGACCGAGTAACGGATGTTTTTCTCAAAGATGGCCAGACCACTCCTGAGTTTGATCAATATCTATCTAAATTATCCGAAGCTGGTGTGTCCGATGACATCATCAGTGGTGTAAAAACCATGGTTGAGCAACGTGCCGAAGAGGACCGGATGGGCAGATTTGCCCGAGGTGAGTTTGGAGAAAAAAAACCTGGGTTTTTAAAATCCTTACTTCCGGGGGAGTTTAGTATTAACGAAGCTGCATTAGAACTATTGAGACGCAGCCCAGAGCTAGTGAGAAGCAGCCCACTTCCGGGAATCAGACCGAAAGTCCCAGCAGAGCGACCCATTCCACAATCTAGTGCGATTCAGGAAAGTCCAATATCTGCTCCCACTACTAGTCGTAGTACACAGGAAATCATTGGAGAAGCTAGAGCCATTCAGGGACTTCCAAGTGAAAGACAGCTTCAGGATCGTGAGTTTAAAAAGAAACAAGCTGCTTTTGAAAATGCCAAGGAACTTGCTAGGCTCGAACTGATAGAAAACTACAAAGGGAAAGATAGGAAACAAATTCTGAAGGAGCTGGAGGAGGCTAGACTTGATACAATACGGTCTATGCCAAAGGGGACGGCACAAACCAAGACACAGAAAAAGGTTCGTGAAGCTTTGTTGAACATTCTTAGAGGACCGGAATTTATTAGGAAATATGGAATAGATGAGTTGCCGGGTCAACTTATAGATCTTATACCTGACATGCGGACTAAGCGTGAACGTGAAAGACTTGAGCGTCTCGAAAAGCAGCAATCCAAATAGAATAGTATGGCAAGATTACCAGCAGCCTACCAACCCCAAGAGGAACTTGATAGGAGACAACAGGCAGGTACCGGGTTACCCGGTATGCCAATGGAAGCGGGTCCAGGTGCTGGCAGAATTGCTGGCAGTATGGCCGTTGATGTTCTCGGTGGCGGTGTTTCATCCGCTGCTGGGTATGCCTTGGCTCCTGCGACATTTGGCCTATCCATCCCCGTCTTGGCGATCGGTGGAGGGATGGCTTCCAGTTATGCCGCCCAGAAGATAGAGGGTGATGGGTTTTCCGTTGGACGCATGATTGCGTCTGGACTACTCAACCTAATACCTGGTGCAGGTAAGCTAGCTGCTACCACCACAGGTAAGATAGCAGGTCGTGAGCTTGGCAGATTTGCCAGTAAGGAAGCACTCAGAGGTGGTGGTATAGCCATGGGTGAAAAGGCGGTACAGACGGCCATAGACGAGCAGAGATTCCCTACGTTTGAGGAGTTTGCCGCAAGTGGAGCTATGGGTACAGTGTTCGGTGGTGCCGTAGGTACAGGTATTGGTGTGGCCGCTCAGAAGGGTTTGTTTAATAAGATAGGAGGACTCACGCCAGATCAACTAAACGCAAAACTTCGAAATCCCCAAGATGCTGAAGACATTAAGGATGGTATCATGGAACTCGGACAGCCGGACAAGACCGATTTTTTCAAGGACACCATTGGTACTCGAAGGCAATTTTTTACTGATGGTTTGGCAGAACGTATCAATACCACCAAGCTCCCTATCAGCAACCAAGTGTATGGTGCCATTGCTCAAGACTTGACCAATGCAATGGATTCCAAAGATGCATCCTTTAAACTGGACAGATTTATCAACGCCGCATCCACCAAGCGAAATGAGAATGTTGATAAAAGAATAAGGGATGGAATCGATAACGGTATTAAGTATGGTGATGTTCAGTCTATAAATCGATTAAAAGGAACTCTGTTTGACGATGCTAAGGGTAACGAGGCCATGGCGTTTAAGAAACGCCTAATGGATGACTACAATGAACTGGACGGTCAGTGGAAACAGAAAAATGAAGCCGAGATTGATTCCTTAGTAGCACGTACCATCGAAACTGATGACGCAAATGACTTGGCTCGGGTAGCGGTAAACATCGATAAAGGAAACGTAGAACCAACGACCTTGACCAAGGTCGGAGAGAAGATAGCTCGTTTTTTAATTCCCTCCAAAAAACTTCGAGGAACCCTACTGGACCTTGGTACAAAGTTTAAACAGGGCGTACTTCCTTCCAGAAACATAGGAAGAGGATTGGCTGATGTTCTGTCGGAAATCAAACTATTGACTCGTTCATCCGACAAAATTGCATTGACCGCAGAGAGTGCTGTTAATCGAGCGATTAAAAAAGCAACACTCACTCCAACCCAGCGGATGGAATATGCGGAGAACATCGATCGTTTCTTGAGTGGGGAGGCATCACTAGATGTTTTACCTGCCAAGATAAGGAAAGAGGTGGGTGAAGAACTACAGATGTATCGGGAAGAATTGGAGCGGTTACAGTATAAGCTCATCTCCTATCTTGGCGGTGATATAGGTGCGGGGCTGGACAAGGATCTCAGGAACCAGGTCATCACTGTTATCAAGAAGAGTATTGATGACAAAAACTTCGTAACTCGGTCATTTAGGTTCTATGCCGATAAGAGATATTCTCCAAGCGAGGAGCTAAAGCAGAAAGCGATCGCCGGCGAAGAACGCAGGATAGCCAAGCAAATAGCAAAAAGGGAAAACCTTGATGCTAATGATAGTGCAGTGTTGGTAAGGGCCAGAAAGCAAGCCACACAAGAGATGGCCCAAAGGGAGAAGTATAGTGCGAAGAAAATGCAGGATGACCCTAGTCTGGCCCAGAAACGTGCAGCCGACAAACAGGAAATAAAATTTCAAGCACAAGGAATACTGGAAGGCCGTGGCAATATCAGCGATGAGCTTAGGGAATATCTTGGTGAAATAACTGATCCCGGAGAAAAGATTTTTCAGACGATCAATAAGACATCTAGGCTGGTCAATGCGTTGAAAACAGACGATGCATTGAATAAGTTATTCAGAACGAATGAAGTGAAGATGGCATTAAGGCTAGATGCTAGTGATGCTACCGAAGACATCCTCACCCAAACTGCATATGGTGCAGAGGTAATGCAGGATATTAAAGTCCCCAAGGAGGTCAATGACGCACTCCGAGACATCTTTTATTCAGACACTGGATACTTGATGAATAATGCCGTGGGTCGTTTTACATTGGATCTTCTAAAGAACCTAAACGCTCTATCTAAGATATCTAAAACCATATTTAACCCGGCATCCTACGCACCCAACTTTATTGGTAACTTCTCTTCTGTCATGGCGTCGGGAGTGAACCCAGTCATTGGTATTGGAAAGGGACTCAGGTTTGGACTGTCCGAGTTTGACGGGATAAGAAAAGCCGTACTCGGAAAAGGGGAAAAGGGTAAGGCCAACCTTAAGAGGTTGATTCGCTTTCAGGAACTTGGAGGCGGTAGCGCTAACGTAATGACCAGCGAAATCAGGAAAGCTGGTCAGCGTGGATTACTTGGAGATGCTGTGCAAACCATAGCGGATCCATTCAGCAAGGTGTATAACATTGGTGATACCACCATGCGTTACGTTGCATGGGAAGGAACCCAGAGGCAGTTGAAGAAAGCCATACCTGAATTAGCCAATGAGAGAAACAGGGATAAGCTAGAGATAGCTGCTATGCGCATGGTACGCAACACTTTCCAAGACTACGATAAGGTGCCGGAGGTGTTTAAGAAACTCTCTCAGATAGGTATTACCAGTCCCTTCATCAACTTCACAGCAGAGCTTATGCGTAACACCTACAATCAAGGCAGGTACGCAGTGATGATGATGAAAAACCCAGCCAAGCTCCTAGCTGAACTAGGTCTTGATGGAGTGAAGATCGATGATAAGTCGGTTAGTCGATTGAGAAAACTGGGAATGAAAAGAGCTGCTGCATTTACCGGAGTTATGGCGGGTGCAGGAACAGCGGTGGAGATGGTTGGCAGCAAGGCTAAGGATTTGTTTGGAGACAAATACAAGAACTTATCCGACGAAGAGAAGCTGGCCCTTAACGAGACAGTGGCTAAAAGCTGGCACAGAGGCAAGCGACTCCTTTACATTCCGAATGCGGATGGAAAGACAGGTAAGTATATAGACACTGAATACTTGGTTCCGCAAACCCTTATGACATCTGCTTTTGTTTCAGGATTTAAAGATGATCCATTAGAGGTGTTACCAAAACTTTTAAAAGAAAACTTCTTGGGCGAAGGTACATTCCTTTTGCAAGCAGCCAGCAATCTATATGGAAAGGATGCCAATGGCCGTGACATTAGTGTGGATCCCGGTATGGTTAATAGATACATGGACAACATTGGGGCGTTCATACAAGCTGCCTTCGAACCTGGTGTGGTACGAGAACTAGAGAAGTGGAATAAAACCATCCGAGGATCTGAGAACGCTCTAGGAACAATGGCTATGATGAGTAGATTGATGGGTGTCCGTTGGGAGGAATACGACATCGAGCGTGATGCCGCCCGGCGACTGGCCCCCGATGCTACGGCTATTAATAACGCAAAGGGATTGCTTGGAACCAGCCGGAAGTATGACATCAAGGAGCAATACGACCAGAACTACGTAAAGCTAAACCAGAACCGTGAAGGCATCCTCAAGAAGATTACGGGCCACTATAACAATTTGAAGGTGTTGGGATTGGATGGGGAGCAAGCTCTCAATGTCCTAGATAAGACAGCCCTATCGACCAACGATAAGTTTGAATCTATCACAGGCTACTACAGCCCGATGCCATACGAAGAACCTGTCACCAAGACAGAGGTGTATGAATCCCTCGGAGATACCCCAGAACAACGCCTAAGGGCCATACAGGCTATGCGTGGACAGGTGGATCCAAGGGAGGTTAAGAATTTACTAAGCATGCATAAGCGGATGGTGAGGAAAGCCCGCCGGGGCGAACCTGCTATGCCAGCATCGCTAATGCTACTAAGGAAAATGGACAAGGAGGATCGCCTACGTCGATTGACAGACCCAAATGGTCCATACCGCTTGACGCGATCGAATACCCCTCTCATTCGAGAGCTACAAAGACTAGGCATACTCGAAAGAGATATGATCCCGTACCTGCCAGCAGGCCAGTAAGCATCGTCAGGCCCGACATCTACGGATCGGGCAGTTAGTCATACACAAAAAAAGGGGAACCCTGTTAAGGGTTCCCCTTGCTATAGGTGGGAACGAATACAAAACCACCTATGTTGTGATGATGACTAACATAAAAACAAAGAACATCGTGGGGATGGAAAAGTGAGAGTCAAGCTATCTCCAGTTTATTTTCGGAAAGTTCATTTATTCTTTCCTCATAATATCCTACCAACCAAAGTTTCAGCATCTTGTAGAAATCAGTGTCAAACAATCCATGGCATCTGTAGGCCGTAAAAATCTCGCCATCGATATTAACTTCTTGCAAATGATAGGAACACCCACCCCTTTCCACCGTTATTTTCTGGCGATCTAGGGGCAATATGCTACGATTTGCTGGGCCGCCAATTAGGGGACAAATGGATCTAGGTATTCCCGAATCAGATGACATCCAAAACTTGGACCACTGAGCCACTTCACCCCACTCAACTTTCATCAGTATTCTTCTGCTCTTTTGATTCAGCGACCATCTGAGCTTTCAACTCGTCAATTTGGGATCCGGTGATATTCTCCCAGGTATTGTTCACCTTTTCCTTAGCCACTTGGTGGGCGTAGTGGATGTAGGCGTTGGTAGACAAAGACGCAAAAACATCCAGCACAGATTGCTGGTTGAATGTTTTTTCGATGAGCGCTTCTTTTACTTGTTCGTCTGTTATATCTTCAGGTTTCATAATGTTTTTCTTGCATTTTTGTTTCAAGGAGAGCTAAGGCGCGCCAAGCGACGGCCACATAGTCTTCTTCTAGGAGGTGACGCATCAAACAGTCGTGATGGTCGTTAGATTTATCAAATTCCCAGTGCATGGGTTCAGACTCATCGCAATGCTTCTCATTGCCAAAATACGATTGGTGAGCGATGGCGGCGATGGCGTTAGGGAACGGAGATAGTACACCCGAATAGATGGGCCACTTTTTGCGTTCGTCGCTATCCTCTGGCAAAATCCTAATCTTGTATTGTGGAGTTGAACGTAATATCATAATTGGGTATAAACTCGATGTTTCCTTGCCAGTGGTATCCAATACCAGAGAGAGCCTGCTCGAACAGCTCGATCATTTCGTCGATGGTCAAGTCGTTGTCGTGCATACTTACCTCGCAATGGCCATACTTGTTTTCGATGGTAATTGATGTCATATTTGTCTTATTCTAATTTCTCTAATTCCGAAATCGGCTAATGCTTTGGAGCAAGATTGGCAGGCATAATAATGGCCATAAATCCAAACAATGGAAGGCAGGATGTCAAGGTCTATTGTCCTCAATCTATTTAGCAAACCCATCTCGGCGTGGGTGGACGAACATAGGTTTGGCTGATCGCCCGATCCAAGCTCCATCCTCGGGCATACGTGTCCGGTGTATTCGCAATGGTTGGCAGATGTAATAAACTTCTCTCCAACATAGCAACCAGCAGCCACCGCTCTTTTGCCGCAGGTGCTTTGAGGGCTTACCATAATCCTGAGATGATCGAACTCCCTCATAATTCATGGATGGGTTTGAGTTCATCTTGGGTGGCCACAAACACTTTGCCATGGCCCAAATCTTTCATCCTGTGGGGTCGAATCAGCCGATAGCTTTCTATGGCTCCAGCAATGCGGTAGGAGGGGAATGTCCCGACGACCAACACGTACACATCCACGGCATCCACATTTTTCCAAGGTGCCACTATAAGTCGGCCTGTTGGGTAGGTGGTGGATTTGACATCAACCAGTTTGCCATCATACAGCATTGCGTCATGTACTGGATGCTCATCACCATCAGTGTCTAGGTCTGGATAAACATTCACATATTTGGCAAACGCTATCTCAGCAGCCATTCCCTCCAGATCGGTTTGTTCGTCTGACTGAGGACCCATGCGGCGATTGGTTATGCCGTTGAGCCTATTGTGACGATGGCGTTCTTTGGCTACGAATTTAGCTAGCCTTTGTTCCGCTGTGTTTAATGTGATCATTTTAAAATTTGACCTCCCGCTCGACGCTCACCTACCAAAACAAAACGCCAAGCGGAAGGGTTGCAACAACGTGTTGCTAAATTATTTTCGCATTCCTCCTATGTTCGTTCCGAACCCTACGCTCCTCCAAACTCTTCTCTTTATGGCAGGTCTTGCAGACTGCCCGTAATCCACCAGCCTCGCAGTAGAGGCGTTGTAATAGTTCGTTCCAATCATATTCCAGCCACACCTTATTATCAAACCCATCCAAAGGAACCACTGGCTCGATGTGGTCAGCCTGCATTTGATTCTGTGGAAATACTTCACCACACTCTGAGCAGCGGTGTAAGCGGCATTTGCGGCCTGTCTTGGGATTGACGCCATCCTCGACGTAGCTATCCCTGATAGCCCGATACTTGACGGGCCACATGGCCCGACGTAGGGCGGACATAATAAATGATCGCATCCTAGCTGTGGTCCATTCTCCTCCATTATAAGGTTTATCCATATTGCGGTTAAGTGTGTAGCTCACTTTGTTTAGCGACATACGATGGATATGGCAATCTGTGTTCCAATCTGTCCTCTGAAAAAAGTTCTTCGACCGCCATCCAACCAGCAAACCTAAACTTCGGGAAACGGCCAATAACAAGTGCATACAAATCGCAGACTTCTTTCCGCTTGATGGCCTTTACCATGAGCCTTCCATTTTCTCTGCGGGTTGTTTTAACATCCACCAGTTGGCCGTTAGCCAGTAGACAATCCTCAAGCCCGAAATGTTCCGCATCCATATCTGGCCAAATGTTTTGATGTTTGCAGAAAGCGATCTCTGCCGCCACTGAATCAAGCTCTCTCTCCTCGGGCGTTCCTTTCCCATATATGGTCGCGGTGGCATTTACAGACCTATCATATTCGTAACGCTTCTTGGCTATATATTTTGCCAGCCTCTGTTCGGTTTCGTTCAGTGTTATAATCATGCGTACAATTCGTTCATTACATTATAGTAATGATTGGTGGCTAAAGCCTTCTTGAGATGCTTTAGCTGTGCCTTTTCGGTCCACCGCTTCACACCCGTCTGGCATGTTTCGGTGTCGATGATGACGGAGTATATGGGAAGATTATAATCAGCACAAATCTGCCGCTTGATAATGTCAGCACCGATAGCGAGCTGCATGGCATCCTTGGGATAGGTCTTTGATTTGGGATCCGCTCCCCGGCACTCCCTCGTCTTGAAATCAAATACGCATACTTGTCCATCCATTTCGGCTATGAGGTCCATGGTTCCTGCCAACATCAAGTCGGCATCAAATATCATCCGCTCTGCGGCTGTTGGAACCACCTGGTTCTCGTCCATCCATTTCAGGAATGGTCGATAGTATGATGCGTACTCGCTGTGATAGTCCGCACCATCCATTAAATGTAGGATGGCCTGTTCAATCTCGGCGTGGATGCGTGTACCAAAGACACTACTCTCCACCAAGCACCCATCGAGATCAGTCCGCATCCCCCAAGACTGCCGTTCGACAACATCGAACGACAGCCCTGGATTGGAGCGGGTGATATGATAGATTTTTTCCATCCGCCAGCGATCCAAGAATGGGTTGGGTGCTATCCCGAGTTTGGTGGTGATAGACACCGCCAAGTCGCCTTTTGCTTTACGCATTTTGGCGAGCGTATCGACCGACTCTAATAGTCGTATCTTGCCATTCTTGTATCTCCGGTAGATGTGCATCCTAGAATGGGGTTTCTTCGTCGCCAGTCGTGGCGGCAGGAGATTCCCCTGAAGGATTGGCAGCGATCTTCTCGGCCACCGTATAGATGGAACGAGCGAGTCGCTCGAGCTTAGAGCTAAACTCCTGCTCAGATAGATCCTCCCCCTTGAGTAGATTACAAGCATTATTAATACTCATACCTACACGCATCCCGATCTCTCGATCGGCGTTCGCCACGATAGTGCGATTGGCAGCAGGAGTGGCTGAAGGGATGACACCCTCCGCTTTGTCAAATCCGCCCTTGGGAAGACCTTTCTTTGTCCTGTTACCGGAGTCCTTGAAGACTACAGGGGTACCTTCCTTCCACCAAGGATCCTCGCTGGCTCCGTTGGCCATTACGGTCGTGCCATCGCTAAGATTTACGACAAAAGGGAAATACTGGTTCCCCTGACTTGATTCCCAGGGATCCCCCAGGCGTTTTCTGCTAGTTACTGTGATCATAGTATTTAAAATGGGAGATCCACTCCCAGGTTAGGTTTAGGTTCCAGTGAAAAGGTTCGACGCTTGGTGTCAAACCATAAATCGCGATATATTGTCACACCATTTGCACGCTGTTTCGGAACGTACATTCGCCCATCAGGCATCTCATCCGAGACATCCTCTCCGGCCTCAATGGCCTTCTCCTTGGCTTTATTCCTCCAGATCATGACGGCTGCATGGGCTGCCGCACCAATACCTTGGCCACCCAACACATCCTCCAGCTCCGGCACTTGTCCAGACCCAGCCTTTTTAGCATCAGCATGGCAGACCAAAAGCACAGTGACATCATTGTCGATGGCAAACTTAGCCGCATCCTTGGCGATGCGTTCCTGACCACTCCAATCGTCTTTGGCTGCAATGTGCATGAGTGCATCAATAACAAACAAATCCACACCGTATCTACGATGTGCATACAGGAAGTCTTGGTGCAGACTCTCCCAGCTATTTGTTCCACCCTCTACGCCTTCAATAAACCACAATCGGTCCTGAAACTGTGTAAGATCAGATTGGATACTTTCCTCCTTTGGCATATGACCATTATGCATCCATAACATATTGAATAGCATAGACTTACTAGGTATCTCAAAGGAAGCAATGCAAGACCGTCGATCATTATTCAACATCTCATGCATACAGCTCTGGTAAAGCCACTGACTTTTTCCATGTCCTGGATATCCACCTACAATGGTAAGCTCACCTTTCCGGAACCTGTATTTAAGTTCTGGAAACAGGAATGGGTTATGTTCGTTCTCCTGTTGGTATCGACCAATCTCTTCAGCAAGTTCTGCTGCCATCCCATCGACAGGTTTGAGTGTCTTGGGATCATATGATTCGGCGTTCTCATAGAGAGGACCAAAGCCATCCCCAGCGAGTAGCAAATCGTTGAGATCATTGTGTGGAGCCGGGACACGGAGCCGCTTGCATCGAGTGACACCCAGTCGCTTTGCCACATCATTGGCTGCCTTCTCTCCGGCTTCATCGTTATCGAAGCAGAGGTAGATGGTTTCGAAGCGTTCAAGAGCTTCGTAATCATTCTCGATCCAGCCCATATTTGAACACCCGCTTGGGACAGACAACACAGGCATATCAGCACCCATATCGCAAAGCGACATAGCATCGATCTCACCCTCACAGATGGTGATCTGATCGGCGGTATCGTCAACGGTGGGCCATCCCCAGAGAGTGGCATAGGCAGCGGTAGACCAGATGTCTTTCCGCCCCTTATCATCCTTATGGATGCCCACACTCTTGAGCATCACATAGTCGCCGTCGGGCGACACAAACTTAAATGCGTAGAAATCGGAGTTGTGGCTGCTATTGCGGCTATGGCTTCTCACCCCATATTTGCGGAGCGTGTTGGTGGATAGGCCACGGGTCTTGGTTAGATAATCCATCGCCCAGGATCCGGTGAGTGGCTTGACCTGCACCTTGGGCGTCTCGGGCTTGGGTGCAGCGGCCACCGTCTGGACATCCGTGATACCCAGTAGTGCCTTTATCTCGGCTTGGGTTTCGTGGTAATTGCCCACCTGTCGCATCACAAGCTTGAGGATGTTTGTAGATTCCCCAGTGCTTTTATCCTTAGCCAGATAGACGCCTCCGCGACCGGGATAGACCCCTGTGGATTGGCCTTCGCCTCCATCCAAGTCGCCCATGGCGTAGCTAGATCCCCGACGCTTGGCGTTGGGGAAGTAGGTCTTCATGACAACATCGATGTGTTGCGAGAGGTGTTTGTTCAAATCATCAGGCGTCATTAATATACCCCTCCTCGTCCAACATGCTCTTTATCCGCTCTAGTTTTTCCGAAGGCCGAAGACTTGCTAAGTATTCGGGCATTATCTCATTCACTTTGACTTGGTCCTCTCTCACCATGCTTGGCTTCCGAGCAAGGCGATCCTTTCGGTCCTGCTCTCGGGCGGATGCCGCATCGAAATAATGGGTGCGAACGTACCCGGCTTCAGCCAAGGCATCCCATCCACCCGATATGAATAGGTCGCAGTGTTCCCAGTTGGGCCACAGCATACATCCGGCCTCGATGTAGCTCTCCAATATGAGCGAGCGGCCCGAACGGCCACGCACCTCTAGCTTCCAGTCTTCGGGACTGTCGGCTGTTTTTTTTAGTCTCACCACCTGACCGCACAGTAGGCGATCGGAGTGGGCGAAGGTTAGGTAGGTTCCAATATCCATATTTATTTATTGTGAATTTTCCTCCAATTTAGATTTTAGAGCGTGGTAGCTCTCTTGGTATCTCCGATCAGTAATCATTCGATCCGCGTGATTCTGACCATAAGCAGTCAATAACTTGGGACTGCGGTGCAGGAAGGCCGCGACATCATTGCGACTAATTTTCATTTCCACAAAAAGGACCGCTCCGACTAATCCCCTGACAGACGCCAATGGTTCAGTTCGATCCTTCTTTGTGAGGTCATGGTATGTAACCCCGAAAACCTCCATAGCGGCAGTGGCCACTCTTTCCATTTCAGAGCGTGATGCTTTTTTTAGTCTATAGATCATGTCTGCCAATAATATTTGTCTATTTCTTCCGACGGCACCAACCCAGGTCGGCGGTCATCCGTGATGTTCGATATCAAATCTGCATGGGTGCACAGCACTTGCAAGGGTGAAC